GAAAGCCCAGCCCACACGCTTGGCTCCCCATGACCCACGATGTTTTCCTTCACGCTCTCAGCGAATTCACGACGTGTTGGCTGGTCAGGGAGATCTAGCCTCTTGCCGAACATAATATCTTCTATGTGGCGAGTATGGCTACCACTTTTGGTGTACATCCACCGCCTTGACCAATAGTCGTCCCTGTCCATCCATTTGGGAATAGTAGCCAACTCCTCAGCCAGTACCTCACGCACAGCCGACCTCAGTTTTCCGCTGTCTACCACGGCTGCTTTCTCCTCCAAAAAACGAGCTAAGTTTACTCTTGTCTCGACATCCTCGTCAGCGTCTCCCGGAAGCGCACCCCTGCCAATTAATGTCGCTAATTCGCAAATCATTGCCCCTCTTTGACAACTATTCAGTCCAAGGGCTTTGACAGCAGTGGACAGCTCTTTCAACATTGGTACATCCCCGCAGCAGTGCAAGATCCTGGTCGCTAGTGCTTCATCTACCTTATGGGCAATCGCATACCACATGACCCAACCACTGAATTGGTCGTTAGACATACCGTAACACCCAGTCACGGCATTAGCTAGATCGAGCCAACAATCCGAGAAATATAATTTCACTGATTGTAGTAAGTTACGCAACTTGATATTAACTTTCGTTCTAGCTGCCTTATTAGCTTTAGCCGGAGCTATCAAGAGGTCTGGAACCGCCCCGCTAGCCATCATATCTAACATAATCAGACTTTTAGCTGAAGAGGACTTCGTACGTGCCAAAGCCTCTATCACACTACTTAAATCAGACTGCTCAAAAGGTGATGTCATGAAAACTTCACAACCCTTGACGCTAGGGAGTCCTGACATTTGTTTCCTCAGTTCTTTGGCCGCGGCTCTCCCACCGTTAACCAGAGTCTCCCTCATATGTGAGACGCACAGTGAAAAGGCAGTATCTAGGGATTCACTAGACGCTCTATCCACACGACCCAGAGTTGCCGTGGGTACAGAAGAACGATCATACGTCTCCCATCCCACGTAATGGCTGCCTACGAAACTACCACTAGCCCCGTCGGCTTGCCCAACCACCTGATCCACAACACCCGGAGCGTAACGAGTGCTAGTGATCATCACACTCGAATCTGCCCTCTTAGTTTTCCTACCCCTCTTACTCACCCTGTTCCTTCTAATTCTTCTACCATCCGAAGTTGTAACCCCTTGGCCTATGGGGTTCCTGGCCTCGTCTCCTTCATCAGGCTCGGAAAGGTCACTAACTACCCCGGCGTAGCAAGACCCTCCTCCGATCACCCTCGCCTCCTTGCGATGGTTCTTAAGGTTAACGCCCTCGTTAACCGTTATTTTTTCTCTTTTTTTCGGGAGAAAGTTTCCTTTACTCTCATAGGGAATGCAGTCCTTCTCATCTCCCCCACTATCTCCCTGATTCGCAACTACGTTATCACAACCGTCGTAGACACCGGTATACAAATCAACTAAAACATTCAGGTCAACATCCGGAACTTGCACCGGAGTAACATAACAATAAAGTCCAGTAAGGATGGCTCCAATCATCCCACTAGTTTGACGAGCTACACGAACACAAACGACCGCTTCAAACACATCACCGCACTTGTGCGTGAAACGGTTAACCACGGACGGGCTGAGAGTCTTAGCGACTCTCGCCTCCCATGGCGTCCTCGGTTTCCAATTCTGCATCAGGTACTCGGATGCGCCGACCAGTCTGCGGATCCGCTTCGACTTGAGTGTCCGGTCCGGTTACTGGTTCTGGGGCGCCTACACTGGCAGGTTCATTTCCATGGTGTCCGTGGTTAATGTCTGGGTTTTCGAGAAGCTCGTCACTGCTATCGTACTCTACTTCCTCGCCTTCCGCCTCATTCACAGGCTCGACAGCAGGAGCTATCATAGTGGGCTGAGATAGAGGTGGGAGTGAAAAACCCGAGGGTAGAGCGGAGAGGTCCAGTACATGTTTTGGAGCGTACTTTCCTCTATTGTTGAGCCAACGCAAGTTAGACTCAGAAATGTGTCTGCAGCTACGGTGCTCAGTGTCGCCAGTCTGGCGGCTCTTAACCTGGATAGGGCCAGTAAAGCTGCTAACTTTGCCCGTTTTCCAATCCTGCAGCGTGGGTTCAGCATAAGAACCTCGGTAGTAAAAGATCATTGACTGAGGGTACGAAGTTATACCCTCAGCCGGTGATGCTACTGGATTGTGTGGCGTAATCCAACGACGCTGGGCAACGTTCGTGATACCAGGTTCTACAAACACCGCTTGCGTAGTGGTCGTACCCAACCTGTTGTCTGCGATGACCTCCATCAAACTGAGGCCGTTTTCATCCCTGTAACGTTGAGACAGGATATACTGAAAGCCTTCGCCACGGGGGTGAGCCCTATTAGTTTTCAAGTACATTGCGTTGCCAACCGGAACTCGGCCGTGAACTTCAACATATCCAGCCGATTCCTGGACCATGTCACCGGAAAACAATGGTAAATCGACTCGACTTCCTTGGATACAAACATTGGAGTAGTTCCGCTCTTTGACAGTCAAAGGTCCCGGTTCAACCCAGTAAAAAGGTTGGATTACCGGAAAGTCCAGGTGGCGGTTCTCAAGATCCGCTAAGAAGAACGGATTATGTGATGAATCATCTCCAACGACCGAAGGATGCAGGTCATAGTCCTCGCAAACTTGGGCGCGGAACCTTGCCATGAGAGAATAAAAAGCTGGGCGAAGGCCTGGGAAACAAGAAGGACGTGACCCACTCGTATCTCGTACCAAGAGAGTTGCTTCCTTGCCGCCTGGATCACTTGTTACCAACGTCCCAACAAACTCTAAAAAGAGACCGATCCCTACCTGTGGAAGATAACTGGATCCAAGATCTAGAGTAGGAGAGATACCAAAATACGAAGCCACGCCGACGGGGAGCACTCCAACCGCTTTTGGGTACTCGCATTCACGGAGGGCTTCACGCAGAAATCCCCCTTCATCCGTGTGCGAGTTTAAAGTGATGATGCTAGTCATACCACTGAAAAAAGCCTCAGTGTGCGCGCCTGCGCAAGAACAAGACTGGGCAGCATTCACTATGTTGGCGAAGACCTTAAGTGCAAAAACACCTAATTGTGCTCCCTGAAGAGCAGTGTGGCTACGCGGCGGGATGATGTCACTCATAAGAGTGACTGATTTGCAGCCGGCTAAGGCAGCAAACCGAGCAAGAGTAGCAAATTCGCCTGACGTATTAGCTAAACCTGCAGCGATGGTCAAGTTGGTAACCGTCGGTACCTTCCAAGTTGGAGAAATAGTACTGACGGAAACAACAGGAGGACCATAATAAAAGTCTTCAAAACAGCTAGTGGAAGCAACAGCCGCGCCACAGACATAGGCCAATGACCGCATGTCAAAAGCACTATCACCAATGGAAGCGACCGCAAAGGACTGGCGGATTTTGAGAGACTCGACAAGACTGCGCAACTCCTCAGAACTCTGATAACCTATCGGAGCTGCTGACTTGTCTATAGTTAGGAATGGCAGAGGTGAATCTGGTTTCTTCAAATTCACGTCGAGCACGTACTCGATATCTGCTTTACCTGTCACTGCGTCACCACCGAAAGTGGTATAAACGCTGTGGGGCGCACTCAAAACCACGCGTTTCATCGAAGGGTCCCCGGTTTTACTAAACCAGGACTTCTTCGAGAAAGAAGCGTAGGTAGGCACGAAGGACACAAGAGACATTGTTATAAGCACTAAACTCTAAGAGACAACCAGTTGTAAGATTATCGGGACGATACTAGTTTTATTGTGAAGCTCTTTAGGCTCAATGGCTAGCCAACCAAGGGTCTAGTTGTCCATTGAAGTTCACCTGGGTAGTGGCAACCAACCCAGACCTCCTGTGACGGGAAATACCCCTACTTAAAGTCGGTTTATGTCACTGTCTCTTAAAGTTCGGCACTCTTGCGAGCGTAACCCCATA